GCGTGTTTGTAGATCCTAAGTTGGTTTACGACGCAACGGCTAAAACAACTAATTTACAATTAGGTGTAGGTCTTAAATTTTAATTAACTAAAAAACAAAATTATCATGGAAAAAGTATTTTCACTTTTAAACGGATTATTAGGAGGAATAGGAACATTATTAATGTCTCTTATCCCTGTAACAATCCTTTGGTTTGTCTTAACAGGCGGATCAGTATTTGGAATGGATGCAATTGCTAACCTTACTACATTAGTAAATGGGTTTGGTAACGGTGGTTTCGTAGGATTAGTAGTTTTGATTCTAGTAGCATCTTTCTTTACAAGTAAGAAATAATATTTATTAAATATTTCATTAAAGGCGCCTATGGCGCCTTTTTTGGTCTCCCCCCTCCTATTATATGTATGTTTGAAACATACGTGCTTCTCAATAAGCCGTCCCTGACTATTTATAACCCTATTAAGGTTCCTAATAACCTTATTTCCCGTACAATTAATTAACGAGACTCGAAAGAGAAAAAACTATTTAAAAATGGCAAAAAACATTTTAAAAGAAGCTATCGCTGACGCTAAAGCAGTTCGTGAAGTTGCTCTTGCAAATGCAAAGGCCGCATTAGAAGAAGCTTTTACACCAAGATTACAATCTATGTTATCAGCTAAATTATCTGAAACTTTAAATGAGGAAGACGAAGATATTAAAGAAGAAGAAGAATTAGATGAAATGGTAGATATGGATGAAGAAGATACTATAGACGAAGCAGATACAGATGAAAAAGATACTGTAGATGAAATGGCTATGTATGATGAAGACGATGTAGAAGAAAATTTAGATGAGGAAATTGATTTGGAAGAAATTCTTAATGAATTAGAATTAGACGAAGATGATAGTGAAGACACAATGGAAGAAGGTAAAGCAAAAGATCATGATGGTGATGGAGACATTGATGCAGATGACTACTTAGCAGCTAAAGATAAAGCTATTAAGAAAAATATGAAAAAAGAAAACACTGAAGATTTTGACCTTGACGTTCTTCTTGAGGAAATTAATAATTTGGAAGAAGATACTATAGATGAAATGGATTCATATGATGAAGACCTAGATGAAGGTCACTGTGCAGAAGGTATGTACATGACTAAAGAAGGTCATTGTATGGAAATGGCTATGTATGATGAAGACGAAGAATTAAATGAAGGACCGGAAGTTTTTACAGCAATGGCAGGACTAGCAGGTGTATTTGGAGCAGCAGGCATAACAGCCGCTTTAGAAGCAGCAGCTGATGACCCATCATTTAAAGAAAAACATCCAAAAGCCGCGGATGCACTTAAAAAGATTTTTGGTTTTATGAGTAAAATCGGAGGAGCTGCAGCTAGTGGAATTAAAGAAGAAGAAACAGATTCTAACTTAGAAGAATATGTATCAGATTTAGCTTATGAAGAACTTAGAGAATCAAGAAAAGCTCTTAGCGCAGTTAAAACTGAACTTAACGAAGTTAATTTGTTAAATTCTAAATTGTTATATGTTAATAGAATCTTTAAAGCAAACAACTTGGATGAAGCACAAAAACTACGTGTAGTTGAAACTTTAGACAATGCGACAAACGTTAAAGAAGCTAAATTAATATATGAAACAATTAAGGATACGTTTAATATTTCATCAGGAAATAAAACAGCTCCTAAAAAATCAATCAGAGAAAATTTTGGAATGGCTTCAAAAGCTGCAGGAACATCTACAGCTCCAAAGAAACCAATTCTTAATGAATCAAATGATATGATGGCTAGAATGCAAAAGCTGGCAAACATTAAAATTAATTAATAATTCATTTAAAAAAATTAAAAATGAACACAGTAAACAACTTATTAGAAGGCTCAAGCCCTTACCAAGTTCTTTCCGAGCAAGCAGCTAAATTAGCTGGAAAATGGGATAAATCAGGACTTTTAGAGGGAATCGAATCTTCTACGGAAAAGAATAACATGTCAATGTTATTAGAAAATCAAGCTAAACAGCTTGTAAACGAAGCAAATACTACAGGTACTGGAGCGTCTTTTAGCGCTGGTAACTCTGAAGCATGGGCGGGTGTAGCTCTTCCATTAGTGAGAAGAGTATTTGGTGAAATCGTTGCTAAGGACTTAATTTCAGTTCAACCAATGAACTTACCAGCAGGTTTAATATTTTACTTAGACTTCCAATATGGAGGAGCAGGTAACTTTAAATCAGCAAATGAATCACTTTATGGTGCTACTGCAGATATGAAGAGAACTGATGGTGGATTTGAAAAAGGCCTTTATGGTGCAGGAGAATATGCATTCTCTCAAACTCAATCAGCCTTTACATCAACAGAAGCAGCTACAATTGCATCTGGTAAACATGCTTCATCTTCAGCTACTTTTGGTGGTATCTTAAACATGGACACTGAATTCTCAGCATCTTATGCTGGTCAATTTGGAGGTGCAACAGGTGCTACTTCAGTAGTAAAAGTAATATCAGTACATACAAGCTCAATGGCTAATTTAGATCTAGAAGCAATCAGATCATTTACAATTACTCCTTCAGCTTCAACTATACAAAAAGTATTCCCTCAATTTACAAGATTAAATACAGCTACTTCAGCTATTGAATTTGTAATCTCAGGTGCTGCTGATGTAGATATGACTACAATTACAGGTAAATACTTTGTAGGTCCAGATAACTTAGATGACAGAGGTGACTTCGAAGATGCATTCCCAGCAGCAGGATCGGGTAACGTATCAACTCAAGCAATTCCTGAAATCAATGTTCAATTAAGATCTGACACAGTTGCTGCCAAAACACGTAAATTGAAAGCACAATGGACTCCTGAGTTCGCTCAAGACTTGAATGCTTATCATTCAATTGACGCTGAAGCAGAATTAACTTCAATCTTAAGTGAGTACATTTCAATGGAAATTGATCTTGAATTACTAGATATGTTAATTAGAAATGCTGACACAGTTGAAGGTTGGAGTGCTACAGTTGCAAAAGATGTAACAGTAAGCTCTAACAATACAGCAGGTGGTGGTACTAACCCAACATTTACTACTGCAATTAATGATGCAGGTGTATATTACACGAAAATGTCTTGGTTCCAAACTTTAGGTATTAAATTACAAAAAGTTAGTAACTTAATTCACCAGAAAACTCTAAGAGGTGGTGCTAATTGGATGGTAGTTTCTCCAAAAGTTTCTACAATCTTAGAATCAATCCCAGGATTTGCTGCGGACTCAGCAGGAGAAGCTGACAAGTACAACATGGGTGTTCAAAAGATAGGTGCTATTAATAACAGATATACAGTTTACAAAAACCCTTATATGACAGAAAATGTTATCTTAATGGGTTACAAAGGATCTCAATTCCTTGAAACTGGTGCTGTATTTGCTCCATACATTCCGTTAATTATGACTCCTTTAGTTTATGATCCAACATCATTCACACCAAGAAAAGGAATTATGACTAGATACGCTAAGAAAATGGTTCGTCCAGATTTCTACGGTAAAGTATATATTTCTGACTTGAACGATATGTAAGAGTTAGTTTATAACTAAACTTAAAGAGAGCCGCATTAGCGGCTCTTTTTTTTATATTTATTTGTGCAAACAATGTTTGGTCTATATTGTTTTAACAATATTAAAACGGGGAAAATAGCCTCTATGGATTTGACCACTATAGTTGTATCCCTATAATCTCATAAAAATTAAAAAAATGGGAATAAAATCAAGATCGTTTTTAAAAAACGAAAACAGAACGTTTGATAACATTTTGGACTCAATACAGGGCCCTTTAGGTGTTAAAAGTTACACAACAGAAGGAACTAACCTACAATTAACAAACGAGGATTGTGGTATGGTTTTCTTAGGTACAATTGGAACAGACACAGGTACATCTGATGGATTTACTGTTTTCTTACCAGCACCTGTAGCAGGAGCTTACTTTAAAATTGTTAATCTTAATGCAACTTTAGGTAATAACTCAGGTGCAGCAATTTTAGTTAAACCTACATCTGATGGTGCAGGAACAGCAGCTGATCTTTTCGTAGGAAAAACAATTGTAAATAATGCTATAACTAATGTTGTAGCAGGTGTAGACATTGTTACATTTGTACATAATGTATCTACTTGCGGTGATTCTTTAGAATGTGTATGTGATGGAACAAATTGGTTTGCTATAGTTGAAGCAGATGCTTCTGGAGCTATGACAATGGCTTAATAGTTAATCTATTAAATCTTAAAAGAAGAGTCGCAACAGCGACTCTTTTTTTTATATGTATTATCAAACGTTATATAAATGGCTAAACAAAATTCCAAAAAGACCCCTCCAAAGGGCACGGTTAGATTTTCACTTTCACTTTCAGAAGAACAAAAATCAGCAAAACAAGCAATTTTACATCATCCCTATAATTTTATTGTAGGAAAAGCAGGTAGTGGTAAAACATTATTAGCTTGCCAAATTGCATTAGACATGTTTTTTAAAAGACAAATTGATAAAATCATAATAACAAGACCTACAGTGTCAACTGAAGACAATGGTTTTCTACCGGGTTCAGAAAAAGAAAAAATGGAACCATGGATTGTACCAATTAAATCTAATATGCGTAAAATTTATAATAAACCTCTTATTTTAGAAAAGATGGAAAAAGATGAATCAATTGAATTATGTTCATTAGCACATTTTAGAGGTAGAACATTTGAAAATGCAGTTGTAATAGTTGATGAATTTCAAAATTTAACTCGTTCTCAATTTAGAATGGCATTAGGTAGATTAGGAAAAAATTCAACAATGATATTTTGTGGAGATAACCAACAAATTGATTTAAAAGATAAAAATTATTCAGCAATAGTCGATTTACCTAAAATTAATGATTCCCAATATGTTTATAAAAGAGTATTATTAGATAATCATCGCCATGTAGCAATAGATGAGGTATTTGAATTACTAAACGGAATGTAACCTTTTCTATAGTTTTTTCATATTTATATGAGAACAACTAAACTAGATTAAAATGGCAGAAATTGCAATATGGCCCGGATCCTCATCTTTTGGATTAGTATCTGATCCTACTCCCTTTGGTTTTTATGATTATGATGATGCCTTTAGAGAGGATTCTGATAAAGTAGCACAATGGTGTGTTCAAAGATTAGGATATCCTTTAGTAGATGTTGAATTACAAGATATAAACCTTTATTCATGTTTTGAAGAAGCTGTAAACGAATATGGAGCCCAAGTATATAATGCTACAATAATATATAATTTTGGTTCTTTAATAAAAACATCAACAGGATCAGCTTTAAATAATATAGTAATAGATTCAAATTATGGATCAACTGCAGGAGATGGAGTAGGAAGTAGTGCAGCAACTATTGGTAATGCAGGAACTTCTGGTGTTCGTGGTAGAACATACTCAGGATCTATAGATATAAGACAAGGTCAACAATGGTATGATTTATATGATCCTGCTACTGGAAATTCTACAGTAGCCCATTTAGAAGATAGTCTTGGTAATTATATTGCTACCTCTGGTAGTATTACTATAACAAGAATTTATCATGAAGCCCCAGCAGCAATTAATAGATATTTTGATCCTTATGCAGGTACTGGTACAGGAATTCAATCATTAATGCAATCATTTGGATTTGGTAATTATTCACCAGGTGTAAATTTTATGTTAATGCCTTTATATTTTGATGTTTTAAAATTACAAGCAATTGAATTTAATGACCAAATTAGAAAATCAGCATATCATTTTGAGTTAGAAAATGGAAGATATTTAAAAATATGGCCTATTCCTACTTCTGATTATACATTATGGTATGATTATAAAAATTCATTTTCTTCAACTACAGGAAATGCTAGTTCTCAAGATGTAGATACAGAAGGAAATGCAAAACCAACAGATTTAGTAACAGATTTATCTAATGCTCCATATGAAGCACCTGTTTATTCTTTTATAAATGAACCAGGTAAACAATGGATTAGAAAATATACATTAGCTTTAGCTAAAGAAATGTTAGGAAGTGTTAGAGGTAAATATCAAACAGTACCTATTCCAGGAGCAGAAACAACATTAGATCATTCTAGATTATTATCAGAAGCAGTTGCTGAAAAAGCAGAATTAGTAGAAAAACTAAGATTAGATTTAGAATTAACTAGTAAAGAAAAAGTATTAGAAAGAGAAAACACAGAAAAACAAAATAGATTAGAAGGTCAAAGTAAAGACCCAATGTTTATTTATATAGGCTAATGATTAAATTAACTAACATACTATCAGAACTTCTTAATACATATCAAGTAGAAGCTTATATGTTTACAGACTCAACAATTAACATTACAGATGTATTAGATGAAATTAGAGCTATAAGAAAAATAACTATTGTAAGAAATATTACACCTGAAGATTTTATACAAAAACCAAATGTAGAATATCATTTATTATCTATTAAATTTATAACAAGGGGAGATGCTAAAAAAGATTTAGAAAAAATAAAAGAAGATATATTAACATCTGATATGTCTAAAACAGATTTAAGAGTACCAGGTGTTAAATCATTTAAATATAAATTAGAAACTTTAAGAAGATTATAATGGCATTATTTGGAAAAAATAGAGATATAAATTTATTCCATACGATAAATAATGAACTTCTAAAAGATATAATACAAACAGAAGTTGCATATTATAAATTTGCTTTAGAACAAACAATAGCAAATGTTTATGGTGAAGCTATGGGTAAAAATTACTATGAACCCATAAAAATCGCGTGTTTAATCGATAGACTAGACCAGTCATGGGCATCTGATGATTTTGGTTCTGACGTTAATCAATCCATTAGTTTTAAATTTTTAAAAAATGAACTAAAAACTATAAATTTAGTACCTAATATAGGAGATATATTACTTTTTAGAAATAATTTTTATGAAGTAGATTCAAAAGTAGAAAATCAATTAATAATGGGTAGGGATCCTGATTATGCTATATCAACAGAAACAACAGATCATGGTGATAGTTTTTCAGTTTTAATTAATGCTCATATTTCTAGAATAGAAAAACTAAATTTAATACCTCTTAGAGAAGGAAAATATCCTACTACTACTAAATTAGATGGAGGAAAAGCAAATAACATAGGAAGATTATAAAATGGCAGATAGAAAAAGAATAGACCCTAGAAGACCCATTCCCTCAAGTGGATATGATCGTTTAAGAGATAATCTTTCTTCAGGATTTGCTGAAGGGTTTCCTGTTATAGAATTTCCTAATCCAGATAATAGACCAAGTATAAATAAAGGTAGAATAACAACTCGTAAAGATGACACAGTACAAGATGTTTCAATTGGTTTACAAGACCATGATGAAGCAATAATGTATTATTTTAATAATGTTATTAAACCATCTGTTATAATAAATGGAAATAGAACTCCAGTACCTGTAATTTATGGAGCTCCTGAAAGATGGAAAGGAGTTCAAAAAGATGGATATTTTAGAGATAAAGAAGGTAAACTTCAAACACCTATCATAATGTTTAAAAGGGATAGTGTTGAAAAAAGAAGAGATTTAGGTAATAAATTAGACGCTAATAATCCTCAATTATATTATACTTTTCAAGAAAAATATAGTAAAAGAAACCAATATGATAATTTTAATGTATTACAAAATATAATTCCTCAAAAAGAATTCCACACTGTTGTAATCCCTGATTATGTTACACTACAATATTCTTGTATCATATGGACAGATTATATAGCTCAAATGAATAAATTAATTGAAATGATAAATTATTCATCAGATTCATATTGGGGAGATAAAGAGAAATTTAAATTTAATGCAAGAATAGATACTTATAGTAATACAACAGAAGTTGCACAAGGAGAAAATAGAGTTGTTAAAACTAATTTTGGTTTAACTATTCAAGGATATTTAATACCAGATAGTTTAAATAAAGATTTAGCTAAAAAACCACAAAAATTCTTTAGTAAATCTAGAGTAGTATTTAATAATGAACTTATAGTAGAACCAACAGGACAACCATTAACAAGAGAACAAGTTAGAGGAGCACCTGTAACAACAAATATAAACCAAATAGGAACCGGAGTAGGTTACCAAATATTAGGAGAATCAAATCAAATAGCATAAAATGGCAAAACAAAATACAACAACATTAAAAGGATATTTCGAAACGGGAGATATACCTAACCAATCACAATATGGAGATCTTATAGATTCTAATTTAAACTTATCTGAAACGGGAACCCAAATAGTTACAGGAACAATAAGTGCTTCTAAATTAGATGCTTCTACTTATATATCATCTTCAGGAAATATACAAGCTGTAGGATATGTAAGCGCAAGCGCAATAAGTTCATCAGGTGACATAAGTGCAGGTGGAAAAATAGCAGGATTATCAGGTTCATTTAGTCATATATCAAGTACTAGTAGTATTATAACTGTTAGAGATCAAACAGTATTCCAATCACCAGTAACAGCAAGTATTATTAGTGCAAGTGGACACATTTCTTGTTCAGGTTTAATAGTAGGAGGATCAGAAATTAATTTATTAGGAGGTAATATAACGGCAAGTGGAACTGTTACAGCAACTGGAGGTATTATAGGACCTGTAACTTCAACAGGAATTACATCTACAGGACCTGGAGTATTTACTACTATAGATACAGGTCAAGGAGCTACTGAAATTCATTTAATGGATCAAAATATTAGAACTACAGATGCAGTTGTATTTACTACAGTTAATACAGGACAAGGTGCTAATGAATTATATGATATGAATCAAAATGTTACAACAACTTCAGCTGTTACTTTTGATTCAGTTACATTATCAAAAACAACAGCAGCAAGTGTTACTTATGAAGAAGGACAAACTATTACATTTAATACTTTTAATTCCACTATACAAATAGCAAATATTCCTGAAATTGAAGGTGTAACTGATACTGTCGAAGATCCAAAATCAGTAGAATTTACTGTAAGTAATAGTGCATGTAAAATTAGTTCTATAGTATTAGCATCGGCACAAAATGCAGACCTAACAATAGATACTTATAAAATAAATAATGGTAGTTTTAAGTTTAAAATAAATAATGTATCAACTAGTGCTTTTTCAGGTACAGCTACTCTTAATTTTGTAATATTATAATAACCCCACAATATGGCCATTGATTACGGGTTAAGAGAAGACAAATATCAAGTAATATCAGGTAGTGCTTATCTATTTAGATCTGGAGCTATATCTGACTCATCAACAGCTATATCGGCTTCTGTAAATCAAATAATTGCAATAACATGTTCTGCTAATTTTAATAATAGATTAACAAAATTAACTTCTGTAAACGCTAATGCTACTATTACTATTACTAGTGGTAGTTCAAATAAAGAAAATCTTCAAAACGATACTAAATTAATATTAAGATATTATTCAGGTTCAAAACTCCCTACAGATAGAATTGTTTCCTCTTCAGAATCAACTTTAGATCATTTATTAGGAGGAATAGGAACTAATATATCTTTTATAGATATACCTTTATTAAATGATGATGATTCTTTTACAGTAGCATATAAAACAGTAAGAGCATTAACTGCTTCTGTAGGACATAATAGAACTTTTAAA